TTGTTAGGAAGACCACCAAAGTCTTTGAAGTCCATATGTCCATTACTACTTTCTGCTAATTCCATAAGTAAAACATTAGAAGAAGCATTAAGAAATAATTGAACAGACATACCAACGATAGCATGACTTACTCTAAGTACTCGTACTTCTGAACAAGCCACGCCCTCTGCATTAGGAGCTAATTCAGAAACATCTACTTTAGCTACCGCAGATTCGCCAGTGCCATCACTAACATTAGTAAACTTCATAACACAGTTTCTTTCACCATCTATGATAGTTTGTGAAGTTACTGTATCAGCCATTGTTTACTCCTATTAAGATTGGTCGGTAAATGCTGGAACATCTGCACCTTCTTGGCTACCCCAGATATACCAGTTTGTTGAATCTTTTGCCAATATATTAATCTCAAACACACCGAAGTCTGTAAGAGTTAATATAGAGTTTGAGTTTCCATCTGCGAACACAGATACGTTATCTGCATTTGAATCTAAATGAACAATACCGCCTAAAAAGAAGTTGGTATCTGAACCTGAATCAATGATAAGATTTTCTGTTTCTTCTGCTGCACCACCATAAATAATCTTGAAGTAAACTCCTGCTGATGGTGAAGGAAGCGATAATGTGCAGTTCTGACCTAGTGCAGGTACTACTGATACCCTACCACCATGTGCTGCTGCTGTTAGCGAAATAGCTGCTGAATCAGCTAGTGCTACAGGTGCTACTTGTAAACCTGAACCATCTAATACAAATGATTCTGTTACAGCTCCTGAGCTTGAATCTTTAGATATGACTTTAAAGCCATTTTCGGACCTTACTGGTCCATTAAAAGAAGTATTTGCCATGTTTCCTCCTTAGGAAAAAAATCTATCGTCTTGGCTTGTCTGCTAGGGCAGTCGATAGAAAAATTAAAAAAATCCCTAGATATAGAAAAAGGGGAGCATAAGCTCCCCTAAAGTATTAACTTGATCCTGGTGAACCAAAGATACCAAGTGGATCAGATACTCCAAAGGAATATCTTTCTCTAGCTTTGTATCTAACATTACCAGTGTCAAAGTCTCCGTCCATGCTTGAAACCATAGGACTTCTGACAAAATGCTTCATGCCATCAGGCACATCAGTGATTAAAAAGAAAGCATTTGTATCAGTTAAATAATGATTAACTGAATAGCCTTCTGGAATCACACCATTGTTTCTAATTGCATTGATGTCATTGTCAGCAGAACTAGGTCTAAATTCACTCTCCAGTAGTCGAGTTGCAACAAACTGTAGGTCTGATGGAACGATTAACTTTCTTGGTCTTGCTGCGATTTTAAGACCTCTTTCATCAGTCCATTTACCGATTTGAATTACTGCGTCTTCTAAAGAAGTTTCATTTAAATCAGCACCTGTAACTGGTCTGTTTGAGTTCTTACCGCCATTAACCAATGGGTGTCCGTCACCACCAGTAACTCCATCACCACTTGCTGTAAATAGGTTTACCCCATCTCCAGATTGGAAAGAATTACTGAATCCATTATTCAATGGAAACGCTGCTTTGACTTGCTTTGTGTAAGCCATAGCTCTTGCTAAAGCTTTTGTGTATCTAGCAGATAGTGAAACATAGAGGTTATCCTCCATAGCTTCTTCTGTAATACTAAAGCCCATAGCAATAGTTTCATGTGAATAACGTGCTACAAAAGATTCTTGTGCGACATCATAAGATACTGCTGCACCTTCATCTTTTACTGGAGCAGCTCCAAATCCTGAAAGTTTTAGTTCCTCTTCAAATGATCTCTCAGAGTTTTCACTTACATAAATTTGTTCATGCTCGTTTTCGTAATTATTGTACTCTTCACCAAACAGTGCATTAAGTCCAGGAAGAAGTTGTTTTAGCTGATTTGCTCTTGAAATAGCTGCCATGTTATTCTCCTATTAACCTATACCTGTTGTGTTAAGTAGTTGATGTCCAACATTGAACATAACTAATACGTCAGTTTTACTATCACCAATAGCACTATCTGGACCATCAACAAAGTCGATAATCTTTAAAGGTAGTGTATTAGTTGTTGCTGCGGTACTACCATCAATGGCGTTTTTACTAACACCAAAAACTGTAGAACCAGCAGTTTGTACCACTGCTACATTCTTGCCCAAGTCATCTTGGTCAAGCGATTCATCTGATTGCATTTGCATTACTAAGAATGGATCAGACGCTACTTAAGCAATAATATCATCTGCTGCTGTTGAAGCAGGATATTGATTGTCTTGTCGAAATTCTCCTGATACTGGATCAGTGTAAGAAACTCCCAAGAAAACACCAATAGGTGTTAAAGAGGTTGTTCCTGTATCTTTTTGTATAGTTGTGTTTGGATTATCATCCGCCCACTTTACAAAGTCACCATAAAATATGGCTGTGCCATAATTATTTTTAATTTTATAGTGAGAAATCTTTGCATTATACGCACAAGATACTAATGATCCTACAGGTCTTGCACCATGAGGTGCTGCACTTGCTGCCATTTTATCTCCTTAAAATGATTAAAATTAATTGTTAATATAATAAGATTTAAGAATCTCTACCAAAAGTTGTTTTTGTTTTTCTCTCAAAAACTTGTTTTGTAGCCATTCTAGAATCTTGATCTTTAAAATATGCGTTATCAACAGATTCCATTTGATTAGCAGCCATATTCTTAAAGTATTGATCTCTAGTGTCTGCTTTCTCTTTTGGCATTTTGCATAATAACTGACCACCTATTTCTATATGTCCTTTTTCTGCCCATTCGGACTTATGATCCATCATCTGAATATGTAGTTCTGGATGATCTTCCGCTTTACACGGAATCCAGCCCTCTCTGAATTTTTTTGACACATTAGGATTATCAGTATTACCTAATAAACTAGTTCTAATATATCTAAAAACCCATCCAGCTTGTGGATTTGGACTTGGTAAATTAGATGGATTTTCCCAACTCTCTACTCGTTGAGTTACCTCTCGGCTTTCTGAACCCCTAGGGTTACGCACTTGATCAGATTCAACTGAATCTTTTTCGTTTAGTTTTTCTTCAAATTTATCATTCATATAACTAACCTTTTAATAGTTGTTTTGCGTATTGCTCAGGCGTAATACCAAGTTGTCGTGCTAATTTAACTTGCGTCTTAGTCAATACTACGTTGCGAGGGTTATTATTCCCGCTATCCCTCGTTGCAGGTGCGACAACATTTGCAGGTTGTCGTTTTTCTTCAGTTTGTACCACTTCATTCTCTTGTATGTTTTGCTGTGGTACACCAAAAAAACTTGGAAACTCTTCTCTCATTCCTTTGTCTATTTCTGCATAGAATTTTTCTGAATCTCTAACTGGATCAATATTTTCTGATTTTAACTTTTTATCTAAATACAAAGAATAAGATGTCATTTGTTGATGATTTGGATCGTTACTCATAAACCAAGGATTTTTTTGTGCCCATGCGTTTAAAGCAGGATCAGGTTCTGGTAACTTTTGTTCAGTTTGTGCTTCTGGTATTTGCTGTTGAATAGCTTGTGCATATCCAGGTGCTTGCTGTTCAGCTAAAACTGCTTTAGAAAGCTCCTCTTGTGCTTTTGCCATTTCATCTGAGTTACCTTCATCATATGCTTTTTTATATTTTTCTTGTGCATTTAACTTAGCAAACTGAGCATTATTTAAAGCTTGTTGATTTAATACTTTACCACCTTCATCTACTATGGTTTGTAATCTTTTATTTTCACTTAATATAGTTTGTAATCTTTTAACTGCTTCAGTAGATTCTCTTTGTGCTGCTTCTTTAGCTCTACGTTCTTCATGAAACTCATATTTTATTTGATTTATTCTATCTGCAGCTCTTTTGCTATATTCAGATATTTCTTTATCTACTTCTTCGTTATCAACTTTTTGTTCTTTATTTTGTTTTTTTGCTGGTCGTCTATCTTCTTCAGGCGTATCATCTACAATTTCTACAGCAACGTCTTTACTTTCTTTGACTTCTTTATTTGCTATTTCAGTTTGTACACCAAAAAATTTATCTTCTTGTGTCTGTGGAACTACTTTTCCATCAGCGTCTTCTTCAAACGTAGTCTCTATTTTATTTTCAGCTTGATCACTCATGCTCTTACCACTCCTGTTGGATCTTCGACAACTGCTTCTACAGTATCATCATTAATTAAACGAAACTCTTTTCCATACATTTTCATGCGAGTTCCTGAGTAAGCTCTGAAAACAACCCAATCACCTTTTTTGCACCAAGGTCCACTAGGGAATCTATTTTTATCTTTGTAACAATCTGGACCTAATTTTAATACATATCCAGAAATATTACTGACCTCTTCATCTCTAATAGTTTGTGTAGCTTTTACAATACCACCCTCAGTTTTTTCATCTACTTCAGGCATAGCTACTAAAATTTTCCAGCCTTTAGGTTCAGGTAATTGACTTTTAATTTTAGAATCTACTTTAGGTTCTGCTACACTTTCAGGTTTTATATTTACAGCGTCACTCATAATATTTATTTTCTGGAGTGTTGCTCTAGCCAATCTAAAACTTCACGTTCTGCAATAGCTAATCCATTTATAACACCACACATAGATTTATAGTCTGCATGATCTTTACAACTACCTGTTGATATATGATCTGCGTGTTCATTCATATGTTTACGTAGAGTTTTTTTAAGATACTCAGACAGTGATTGCTCTTTGATTGCAACTTGCACACTCTTCATTACTGAATATCTTTAACTATATCTTTTGCTATGTCAAGCCCTAACTTAAAGTCTTGTTTAGATTGCTTTTTGCTTTCACGATCTTGTTCTTGCAAGGTGCTAGCAATATCATTACCAACTTTCATACCCTCTAAGATAGTTTCAGCTTTTAATCTATCTCTTTCTATTGCTGTTTCAATAGCTCTTAATTCTTGTTCAGCTGCTTGTTTTTGTGCAGCTAATGTGAATCTAGCTTGATCACCAATAGATTTTCTCTGTACTTCTGCTTCTTTTGCAGCAACTTCTCTTTCTCTCATTACAAGCATTGGATCTCTCTGTTGCTCTTCTATTCTTCTTTGATCCTCTCTAAGTTGAGCATTTACTCCAACTCTCTGAGCAGCTTCTGCAACAAGTTCTGATATTCGTTTTTCAATATCTACAGGGATAGGTTCGCCTAGTGGTGGTAATTCTATACCCATTTCTTTTTCTACTTCATTTCTAAACTTCATTGTTAAATGATCTATTACATAAGCTGAACCTGAAGCTAATATATTATTAGCTAAAGGCGACTGCTGCACTAAAGCGACTATCTCTGGGTTTTGTTGTGCAGCAACCACTGTTTGTATGTGTGCGTCATGATCTTGATGTTCAAAAGCTTTTACTGGTTTATTATTAATAATATTCTGAACTGCTGATACAGGATCTACTGGATCAATATCATCAGATTCAGGAACTATATTATCTACATCTTGAATGCCTAAAACTTCTAACATTTGTCTGTGTAATTCTTCCATATCATACATCTGCGGTGCAGATTGTGCTAATTGAAACGCTGCTTGATATTGCATTATTCTTTGTGCCATAGTAGCTGCATTTGGATCTGATACAGGTAAAACATCTACCCTATCGTCAAAATCTTCAGACTTTATAAATTCTTCATCACTGACTTCATATGGATAACTTGGATTACCAAAGTCTTTAATTATGCCAACTAGAATATTAAACTCTTTTTTCATGGAAGCATGAAGTCTAGCTTGCACAGCACTCATAACTTTCATGTTTCTTTCAAGTAAAGCAAGAGTAGTTCCCACAGGAGCTTGATTATTCATATCTGATATTTTCATATCTGAAATGCTAGCAAAACGTCTGCCCTCTTCTACTATGTTTTGCAGTAACTGATAAAGTGTAGGAGATGGCTCTTTATATGGTAAAAAGGTTATATTGTCTTTTATAGCTCCACCTGGTACATCTACATCTCTAAACTCACCTGGCATAATAGGAGTATCATCTCCTTTAATACGTAAACCTCTAGCTTTTAAACCACCTGGTAAATTAGACAATGTTCCTGCGTCTACTAGCTGTCTTAGTAAACTAGTTGCTGATTTAGCTAAACCACCTATCATATGTATTAAACCAAAGCCATAAAAACCTAAACCTGGTAAATACTGATAATGTACAAAATGTGATCTTTTCTTTTTTTGTTCATCATCTTTATAGTAGTTTCTTCTAATGCTTAAAATCTTACCGCTTGGATATTCAAGAGTTACTACATAAGGTAATTGTATTCCTGTAGCAATACCATTTTTCATATCTTCAAAACCAGGCAAATCTAAATTTACTTGCATTTCTAATATAGTGTGTCTTC